CTACTGCTTCTTTTGCTTCTTTTTTGCTGCCTTATTCCAATTCGTCCAATCCTCTCCGGTATACAATGCCTTTCCATTTACCTTAAGCTGTTTAAGGACATTCTGGATCTCTTCTCTGCCTTTTCTGTCGGCTGCAATCCATAAAGGCTTATAATGACTCGTAATGGATGTTTTAATCGAACCTGCAGCCTCTTTCTGTGTCTTTCCTTCATCCACTTTACTTTTTACAATGGCATCTGCCATCTTTTTAAAAGGATCCAGAGATTTAGCATTTTTATTATCATACTGGCCTATTGCTGCCAGAAGATCCGAATTGCTATAGAATTTTACACTGCTACTATCCTCTGATGCACCCTGATCCGTCAGGATATCTCCATACAGGCTATCCGGTTCTGTCTGTACCTCTGCCTCCCAGTCAATCTCTTCTTTTCCTTCTAACTGTTTGATCCTGGCATCAATGGCGGATTTTACGATCTTTGTGGCATATCCCTGGGATGTGAGCTGACTTACCGCATCCTCGTAAGCTTCCAGGTCATATGATTGCTTTGCCTGGGCCGCCGCCTCTACCAGCGGATTTACAGAATCTTTGCCGATTAACTCTGATTTGATCACCGTTTTAATCTTGTTTGTTATCGTATCGTTATCAATTCCCGCTTTGTTAAGATCATCCTTGATTTTCTTCTGGAAATCCTGATCTCCGTTTCTGTGAGCCTGGATCATCATTTTTGTATACATCTCAAGATTTTCTTTGCTTCCCATGTCGTACTTTTGTTTCAGCCATGTATAATCCGCTTTGCCTCCTGCTGAATCAAAAATAGAATCAATGACAGCTCCCATGTCTCTTGTAAGACTCTTAATCGGGATTCCGGTGAGCTTGCTCGCCATCTGAGCCGTGTATACAGCTACGTACTGTGGTGTATACTTACTTGTGCCGTCTTTTAACTTCTTAATCTGATTCCAAGCGTATATCATATCCTCAAAGCCAGACAGATCCGCTCTGGTTGGCGTGTATCCGGCAATAATGGAGGGAATTTCTTTCACCCATGGGATGTTATTCAAAAGGTTCAGGTTATCGAAAATGTTTGATTTAAGGCTGTCTATGTACTTTTCCTTGCTGTTCTTATCTCGGTCATCATCTCTGAGCATATCAACCGCTGATGCAGCTATTGACGTGGCTACACCGGTAAGGACAAATACAGTTGCGGCGCGTACTGCTCTGCTCTTCGAGCCTTCTTTCTTCGTTTTTACATCTGTTGCAGCGCGGTAGAGCATATCATAAGTTTTTAGCGGTTCAGCCATGAAGCTGGTAGCCAGCTGATTGATTTCGCTCTGGCTTCTCATAATCTGAGTACGATGTAAGATTGAATCAACTACCTGTGTCTTGTCTACAACTTCGCTAAATCTCTTGCCTACCCGCTCGTAAAATTCTTCCGTGCCTTCTTTCAGATCCGGATGCTGATCCATACACTCGTATTCGCAAGCTCTCCATAGGCGATTCCAGGCCAGTTGATCGCCTTTTTCTGCCAAGATCATAGTTGCATTAACAAACCGCTGCTTTGTACTGTCGGTGTTAAACATGATATCTTTCATTTGTCGGCTGGTATCCATGCGGTAAAATCCCCAATCTTTCCATTGCGCAATAGGGGCGTATTTACATATAAGGTCCCACTGGCCTTTTCTGGTGATGGTCGTCGCGCCTCTGGCAAGATATTTAGGATTGATCTCCATACTAGCTCTTATGTAAGCTGTTGGCTGCTGGGCAGCTACACGCAGATTTCCAGCTACAGAAGCCGCTTTCATGTTTGAGACCAGTTGGCTGGCTATGCTTTTATCTTTATTTACTGTCCCGTTGATATCTGAAACCAGCTTGACGATATAATCATTTCCCTGCTTTCCAAAGGTCCTTTCTATCTCTTCTTTAATAGATGATCCAAACTCAGTCATTCCTCTGGTGTCCTTATAATTGTACACCTTATTAAGATCTGACAGTGGGATTACATAGGCATTATATGTACTCATGTTATCAACCTGGCGGCTAAACACATCAAAGATGTCCTCAATAATCAATGGATTATTCGCATATGGGGTTGTGCTCTTGGTGATTCCCATGTTCTTAATGGTTGACGCTTTATTTCCCGCATCTCCCTGCCTGGTTGCCACATAGTTTTTATCTGTGCTAATTGGGAAATAATTCTTTGCTGTGAATTTCTCATAACCATACATGTCCATGGTTACTTCATTTCCCCAGGCTGCACACTGATCTCCCATAAACTGCTGCAATCCATCCGCAAGAGCACGCTGCGCCGGTGTTAAAGTCTTTGTGATCGTTTCTACATCTGCGGCCGTAACCTTTACAGGGCGATAATTCTTCTTGATCTGTGCCGGTGTATAAGTCGTTCCTTCCAATTTGGCTTTTCCAACTACCGGCGCCTGCTTAATACCGCCGTTTCGATCATACATATGGCCTCTGGCCTGGCTTCTTTTGTTTAACTCATACAGCGACATCACCTGGGCTACTGTAAGATCAATCTCACCTCTCGATGTCTTAAAATGCTGAGTCTTGGCATTTGATCCCGTCCATTCACGCAATTCTTTAGGCTTGATTCCATACTTATCCACAATATCATCCACATATTCCTGAGCAGATCTCAATTTTTCTGTCTTTTTATCCAGTCCGTTACGCAATGCATCATAGGTGGACTTCATGTTGTCTCCCATTTTTCCAAACATGGTCTGCGGATCCAACATGTCATAATTCAACAGTTTATCTCCCATTCCCGCAGGTCCTACATACTCCACCTTATTCCGCCTCTGCTCCAGATCCCTAAACACTCCATCTGCCAGAATACTCAGTTCTCCAGATTTTTTGTTGCTCTTAAGATCATTTACTTCTGTTATAGCCTTTTTCATAGCCATAACTGTCTTTTTAAGCTCACCCATGCTATATGCATCCAAGTTATCTAATTTATCAATTCCCTTTGTTTTTTCAATTAGTTCCTGAATGCGCTGTGCAATATCTGGGTCAATATCCATGGTCATGGTATCACCAGTCTTCTGGTCCACATAAACACCGCCATTATCCAGGATCTCCTTAAATGCATCCTGGGCTGCTTTCCAGTCTTCTTTTCGCTCTGCTTCCGTGAGGTTTTTATACTGTTCTGCCAGGCGTGCGCTTTCTTCAAGGTTCTGCTTTTTAATCTGTTTAAGGCTTTCATCATACTTTGATTTCAAATCATTTTTATAGTCTCTTATCTTCTGCTGATACTGCCAGCGCAATTTTTGCATCTGAGCCTCTTTTTTATCAGCAAACGTCGCACTTGGTTTTCTCACATCAAAATATGATGATAAGATGTCCTGTCCTACCATATATGCCATTTCATCCATATTGGCGGCATATAGGTTCTTAATTTGTGGAGCTGTCTGATCCAGAGCGGATGCTATCGCAACCAGCTCATCCGCCGGATGTGTCACGTCTGCCGGGAAAAGTTCCGGATACTGTCCTTGCAACTCCTGGTACAGAGAATCTATTGAGATACCATCTGCCCCCATTTTCATCTTTCCAAAGTAGCGTTTTCTAAATTCATTATATCCGCCCACAGAAGCCAAATCTGCCTTGTCCTGGTCTGTGATTGCAATCTTTGTGTCTTTAATCTGCTTTCTCAGATCCTTATAGTGTTCCGTTAGTTCTGTATCTTTCTGCACTGACTTTTCCAGAATACTTTTGCCCATGCTGGTTGCAGCTTCTGTAATAGCCTGTCCATCCACTTGGCCAGCACCACGGATATACTGATAGAGTTTAGACAGGTTTCTTTCCAATATTTCACTTGAATATTTACTGCCATATTCTTTCAGGATATTTCTTGCAACTTTTTTGATATCCTCGGTCCGCACTGCATCCTTGTCTGTCAACTTAAACTGCTGCTCCAGAAGATCATTCGCCTGTTTTAAAGCCTCATTTTGGTCTTGCAATGCCTGAATTCTACGTTCACTCATAGTATCGTCTACATCATCCAGCTGGAAACGAGTCTTGCTTTTTTCTGTACCTGGTTGTATATTGTCCTTAGTAGCAGGAGTAATGACGCTATACGTTTCGGACGTTCTGTACGGGTCAGTTTTTTCTGGCATTGTAAGCGTAGTGGATACACTCCTGCTATTTTTATTTTCCCACGCATACATTGTGTGCAGCTCAAGCATTCCTTTCTTGCTTCTAACGTATTCTACGGCAACATTTTTTCCATTAATATCCTTCTCGAATTTCAGAACTGGTTTTCTATCTTTGGAACTGGTTGTATTTTCTACCTTATCGTAGCTTGATATAATTTCCGGAAGTCTTGATAGTATCTCCGGCGTTACCGGTGTCTGCCCTCTCGATCTTTCTTTTTCTGGATTGCTATGGCTATCTTCAAACTCGCTTGTAATGGCAACATTTAAATTTTCTGTATTGACTCCTGTGTCTTTGTAAATCCGTTGCGCGAGCTCTGGACCTATTTTTCCAATATATAATCTTGCATATGGTTTTTTGTGGACATGATCGCGGTAAAAATCTGCAATATCTTGTTTTGTGTTGCATATTATGATACTGTCGTTATTTTTCCACCAGCCTTTCTCTTTCTCTCCGTATTCCTCAAATCCAAACTGATTTAATTCATACTTGCTGCTTTGCATGATGTTATCCGCTCTTTCTTTACCTGCTTTATAGTCCTTGCTGCCTTGCTCCAGACCAAGCAGCCAAGCATAGCGGGCATCTTCATACATCTGTACATCCTGTTCCAGATTCTTTGCTGCTGCACGGGTGCTGCCGGTTTTGATCAGGTTCTTGATCGAATCGATCACATCTGACAGGAAATCAATGATCTTCTGGGCTAAATTGCGATCTTTTTTTACTACCTGGTCGATAAAATCCGGATCGTTCAAGAATTTCTGTGTCGCATCTGCGGCAATCTCTTCCATTACCTGCTGACGGGTGAGGTCTTGCCCGGCATCCTTGTAGCGGTTGGTGTATGATTCTACTAAATCTTCCCAGGCTTTTCCGGTTGCCTTCATCTGTGCTTCTGTCACGATCTCCTGATACAGGCGGTAAGATTCTGGGGCCGTATCTTTAATGAAATGCGTCAGTTCGTGAGAAAGAGATCCGTTAAAATCCTCGGAGTTGATGTTTATGGTAATCTCTCCCGGTTTATATGAGGCTGTTGCATTCTCCTGTGAAAGATTGTCTACCAGATTAATCTTAAGGCCTGTTTTCTTTCCTATATGCTCCGCTACATTGCGCTGATCCTGTGTTGCATAGTCGGATACAGTGCCTAAACCGCCCTCTTTGATCTGTCCCTGCGTGTACTTAGGTTTGACCTGGTTGTCCAGGTTATAATCCTGGATACCGGCACGGTAGGCAGCTTCTATCTGCTGATCGGATAAAAGAGACATTAAGGCCGAGTGAGTAGCTGTGTCCAGATCGATCTGGTTGTAACCCGCATCATAAGCACGGCCAAATGCTTTGTTGAATGTGGATACGTCTACGGATCCATCATATGTGTTTAGCAGGGCGTCACCGCCATATTTGCCATAGTGCGACTTATACTCCGTTGATTCCTGGTCCGAGAGCTTAACATTATCCTCTGCTTCAAAGTTGCTCTGAGGGTTTCTGTGTTCGTTTTCCTGGGCGTTTATTGTATCCTGTTCAGAATTGTGTGCTGCTGTGGCCTGTGGCTGCTCCTGAGTGGCTTTGGGTGCTGCGTAAGGCTTCTCTGGTGAATCGGTCTGGTGTTCTTCTTGGATCTGGTTATCCTGGCGCTCTAGTGGGGTGGATTCATATTCCGGCTGTACGCTCTGCTCTGTCGGTCGTTTGACGTCTGAGTTCTGGATTGTCTCTTGTGCCGTAGGCTCTGCCTGGTTTTCTTGCTGGCTTCGATTGGTGTATTCCTGATTTTGAGAGGCCTGTTTCTGTGATTGAATTGCCTGTTCCTGTGGTTGAGTCGGTTGTCCCTGGGCCTGAAGTGTCTGTTCGTCCTGGCCTTTTTGTTCTTCTGCCATTCGGTTTTGCCATTCCCATAAACGCATGTCATACTCTGCTTTATCGCGATTGTTAACAAATTTGCCCTGCCTCTGCATAGCGGCATACTCTTCTGCCATACGCTGTAAACCCTGGGCCTCTTTCGCATCCGCCGGATTGGTGTAGTGGGTTTGGTCTGTATCTATCCCTTCAGAATAATCCCTATAGTCAACATCCAGATTTTTCCCATAGTTGTTGATTGCAACATTGTTCGCTATGGTAGCTGGTGCGTTCATGATTCCAGCTGTTGCCGCACCTAAGAGAAAATCTTCCCACGTCTGCGGATCTGTGAGATCTCCTGTAAGATCCAGCTCATCCCCGTAGATGAAATGTTTACGGATAGATTCTGTGAGGTCCTGTACAGCTTCCTGGGTGCCTTCTGAAAGCATATCTGAACCGTAGTTTATCACGCCTAATACAGCACGTCTTACTGCCGGGTTCTTTGCTAAGGCCGATGTGATCCCTTGCTTTGCTGCTTGTGCTACCTTGGTGTTTCCAAGTGTTTTTTTGATAAATCCGCCGCCGTACTGTGAGATTCCGCCGAGCAAAAGATTTGTAACTGTTTCATCTGCTGCGGTAAGAACTGCGTTGACCTGGGCGCCCTCTACCGGTCTGCCGTCCATGATGTCCTGCCGGTAACTTTGTCCGCCTGTTTGCGCCGCAAATATTGCACTGGATACCGCTGGACCACCCGCCCCGCCTACAATGATACTGGGGATCATGTTTCCGATTGCATTGGCCATCTTATATGTAAACCCGTCAATTGTCCCGGCATTTTCAAGCATTTTGGTCTGGGATAACTCTGATTCTGTAGGCATTGCGTTTTTGCGTGTCCCCATAGCAAAATCGGGAATTGATTTAATGCCTTCTACTGCATTCTGCATACCTGCACCAATCGACTGGGTTGTATTTACTATGGTTTTAATCGGTCCCTTGTACTGATTGTTGTGTTCGTAGTTTGCCTCTGCACCCCTCTGGTTTAATTCTCCCTGTATGGAATCCAGGTATTTTTCTGCCGTGTCTTTACCTTGGCGTTCAAAAAGATAGTCGTAAATATCGCGTTCTGAATCATTTAATAGAGCATATCTTCTTAATGGACTCTTAGCGTTATCCTGGCCGCTTGTTATATCCAGAACAGAGCTTTTACCAAATACATTCTTTCCATCTCCGAATGTATTGACATAACTTTCAACCGGGTTGCTTTCTTTTCCTCCTAATGTCAGTTTTTTGCCACCAATCGTTAGACCCTTATCCCCGAATGGCAGCTTTTTGTTATTGTACATAAAAGCATACTGATCATTCGCTTTTGCGGCATTCTCTTTTGCCTTTTTAACAGTATCCGCAAAATCTTTCTGTTGAGGAATGTCAGTATACTGAATGAATGTATCTCCGTCTTGAAATCCGACCTTATCCTTAGCTTCCTGCTGCTCTTTTTCTATCCTTTTTCTTTTGCGGTATTCCTGTAAAAGGTCGTTTTCGTACTGTGCTTCATTTAACATCCACTTTTGCTGCTTTATTTGGTTGTACTGTTTTACCGCATCAGCCATGGGGATAGAACTCTCAGCGACTTTTTCCCTGTCGCTCCGGATAAAATCTGTCATGGCTGTTGTATGCTGACTGGTTGAACTCTTGCGCAACCAGTCCTGTCTTTCTTGTCTTTTCTGCTCGTTTTGTAATTCAACAAGTTTCTCTTTATCTTTTTTAGCCTGCAGCAAGCTTCTCAAATCGCTTTTTCTTGTTTTTTGAGATTCTTCAAATGATGGTATGCCGCTTACCGTGCTATTCGATTCACTTTCATAAGTATCATCGTTGTTCTCTAAAACTTTTTTCTTTTTTAATATGCTAGATAATGAAGTCCCCAAAGTTGCCTCCTTGTTTACTTATCCGTGTCAGTTACCTGTTTCAGTATTCTTAAACCTTTATCGTAATCACCACCGGCCTGTGTGATTACTTTTTTAATCTGGCTATCAGTCAAGCTCGGGTACTGATCTGCAACATATTCAATTACCTGTGCTATGCTATAATTGGTGCGTCCATGTCCATCCTTACTTTCAATCAATCTTTTCGCATCCTCAACATACTTTGCAAGATCCGAGCTAGTGCTACTAGACTTCTTGGAGGATCCCTTTGAAGATCTACCAGACGAACCTCCGGATGCTTTTTTAGCCAGTGATGCCGCCAACTGCTGTCTCTGCAATTCCAGCTGTAATGCATCCTGCTGTTTCTGATAATCAAACTGGGTCTGCCAGTTCTGCTGTGCAAGTGCATCCTGGGTCTTCTGGTATGCGTACTGTTCCGCCCACTGCTGCGCAGAAAGGTCTGTCTGATATGCTCCAAAATCCTGGTTATATGAGCTATCATATCGTCCAGCGTAATAATTTAGATCATTGTAGTAATCATTTACACTATCTCTATACCTGCTATAATCAATGTTATCCTGGTTATTTACTGCATTCAGACGGTTATACAGCTCCTGTCCTTCATTCAGATACTGCTGATATACACGGTCATATATGTCAAATGACTTATCGTTCAGCTGGCTCAGGTAATTGTCATACGCCTGCTGTCCTGCTGCCTGTGCATAAGTGGATCCGTAACCACCTGTAGCCGCTGTTGCTGCTCCCATGGTATCCCTCATGGCTTTCTGTCCCTGCTGGATATACTGTTCCCGGTAGTTTTTATACAGATCTGAATCATATACACTATTCGTGTCAAATGACTTCCTGTTTAATATATTATCAATGATCCCATCAATTGTTCCTTGATACTTGCTATAGTATTCATCCGGCTTATTATTTTCAATTTCATCCAATCGATCAGCATAATCCGTTGTCCGTGCAGATGGCGAAAACTTTGCATAGTTATAATCCGTCAAGTATGTAGCCGCCGGATGTCCCGGTCCGGTCTTGCCATCATCGCTCACCGGTGTAATTGTTACGTTCTGATTCTGGTTGTTGGCATTACTCTGCTGCCCCGCTGCCTGTGATTTCTGAGACTGCTGCTGCAATGACTTCAACAGTGACATATTCTGCTGTGCAGTTCCGCTGTATCCAGTAATTCCATACTGAGATGCAAGGTTTTTTCTGGCTCCGTAAGAGCTGTCCATGTTACGGCTTTTCAAATAATCAACAATAGATGCAACTGCCATACTTATTCCCCTTTCTTATCTTCCGGCTGGTCCTTAGTCTCAGATTCCATTCTTTCTCCATTTTGGAGCATTCGATTGATTGTAAGCAGAATCCCTGCCTGTGTTACTCCCTCAACTTTTAACTGATTTAATGCGATCAGTGCTGTATTAATATCACTTTCTTCAAAAACAATCTTCACTAAGCTGCCTCCTTAATCTCTTTTAAAGCTTTTTCCAATTCTTTGATTTCCTTTTGCTGCGCCTTTATTGCTCCAGCAAATAATACGCTGTTGTTTCCATATGGAATTGATAAGTATTCTTCGGAATGATCTACCAAAGGAAGATTTGTTCCAAGCTTTTTCTGAAGTGCATCCAGCTCCTGGGCAATTAATCCCATTGACCTTTGATCGGAATCTTTAAACTTAAAAGTAACCGGTCTCATTCCCAAGACTAAATTTAAGGCTATTTCATCCGGAATCTCTTTGATATTTTCCTTCAATCTCCTATCTGATCTTTCATACAGTGTTTCGCATGACACATCACCAGATACCGTTACTGTATTTGCAGTCAGCGTTCCACTGACATCCGCGTTCCCTGATATTCGCATATAATTTGTATACAGAAGTCCCTGTGTAGTGATCGTGTCTGCATAGGTTATGGCATCTACACTCACTGCGCCTGAAGATGATACTTTAAACTTATCATTTATATTGATAGATCCACCATTGATCGTTCCACTAAATGAAGCCGTTCCATCTTTGTATAGCTTGAAGTTATTCGTATCAATAACTAGATATCCTGTCTTAAATGTAATAGCATCTGATGTTGCTGATATTTCTGAACACAGTTTATCTTTGCTCACTTTCAATGCAATCTGACCATTCAACACCCTGATGCTAGTTTCCGTGCTTTCTTTCAGATTGGTAAACTGGCTGATAAATCCATTCATAGTTACTTCCAATTGACTAATGGATTCATCTGTTTCCTGGTACTTAAGAAAAGAATCTTTTGCAAAATTGTCTTCCGGAGTTATATTGCTCAAGCTATATCTAAGCTGTTCATTCAACATTTGGATATAGCTATAAACTTTTTTCATATTTTGATCTTGCCCACCTAACGCAGGCATATTAAAGCTTGACATCTCTCACCTTCTTGATCTGCTCTTTTAATTTGTTTATTCTTTTCTGATTCTCCTGTATTCCTTTTGCGTACAACGCACTATAAGCCACATACGGCAGTTCTAAATATTTACCCGACCGATTTACCCCTAAAGCATTTTTTCCGTTCTCCTGTGTCAGGTAGACGTCCTGTGCAATATATCCTATCGCCCTATTGCCTGAATCTCGAAAAGAATACGATACCGGTATCAGTCCAGCAAAATCCGCTTTCTCAATATCTTTAATACATTGTTTTTTCCTTTTGTCTGACGTGTACCGCACCTTCCGGCAGTTCAGATTTTCAGACACATAAAGTTCGCTGCATGTAGCTGCTTTCCCAATAACGTTGATGTAATCATCATCATTGTAAATTTCCATATTAGCAGCCACGATAGCTTTCGCAGGATTTAAGGTAGTTGTAGTCAGAGCATCATCTATGTACACATCGCCGGAAGGAGATACTGCAAAACGATTGTTGATGTTGATAGATCCACCCGTTATATTTCCAGAAAAATATGCATTTCCAGGCTTATCTAACTTCATATTTTGGGCATCGATAATCAGGTGTCCGCTAGTTAGTCGGATATATTCTCCATACATCTCCATTCTGGTAAGCATTTCATGGACAACGTTCCCTGTTGCTACCAACAACTGAATACTTTCCGAAGACTGGGATAACTTAGTCTGTACAGATGAAGCATAATCATCATATTCAATGTTCAGCGCATCCGTTGAAAACTGGATTTTTCTTACTTTGTTGTTTCTATCCGTAATAGAATTTAAAACATCATTTGAAATGTTATCTTCCAGGCTCAAATTTGAAATCGTATATTTGAGATCCTCACTAAACCGGTATAACTGCCGTACAACTTTTCCTATGTCTGTTTCATTTTTCTGAATAATCATGGGTTTAAATACTGCCATGAATATCACTCCCATATCCTATATATTTACTCATAGCAATCAAAACTGCCGGTCCTTTTCCTTCCAGACGGAACCGGTATCTCTGGCATCTGGCTGGGGTTATATTAAGCACCTGCGTTCTATATCCCTGAGAAGTAAAAGAAATTTTCTTTTCAAACTCTGGTTCACTGTCGCATTTTATAAATACGTCCACTTCACTTCCCGGATCCAGTTTCAAGTTAAAAAGCAGTCTTTTTAAGAACTTATACTCCACACTTTCATCCAACTGGTCTCCGCTCTCTAGCATCCACTCTATCTGCTCATCCCTTGAACCGCTGATTGTAAAAAGTTTTCCTGTGGAATCAACACAGTATAGCTGTCCTTCTCCGTATGCCATAAACAAAGCCTGCATATCATCTTCTTTGTGCCACATACCCTTTTTTAAATCATACACATAGATATTCCACTGCCCTGATACATCCTGTAACGATGCATAGTATTTTCCGTTATGCTGACCAGCCACACCGCCCTGAAACCGTACCTCTGCCAGTGCATCCGATACAGATTCCGGATACGCTCCGTCAAAACTGCATACATTGCTCCTGGACACATACAATAATGTTTCATTTACAACACATGCTGTCTTCTCACACCCTTTTGCAACACCTCTGACCGGGAATGATGTATTGATCTGAAAATTACTTGGTTTATCTCCATAAACCTTATGGATCGTATCTTCCTTGAAAAACAGCACATATCCCATATGAGACAGGCAGCCTGTAAAATCTCCATCTGATCCAACTGTAGCCGCATACGAATCTGTACTGATCCCTTCAAACGCATTCCAGTTTGTTGGATCTCCCAGCTTGCTTGCATATACCTCATGATTTGCGCTGGAGCAGCCCCACAAGCGGTTGCCATTCTCACAAATATAATCCATATCCGGTACTTTTCTGGTAAGCTTTAGCCCAGATTCCTGAGTAAAGCTGGATGATAGATCACCTATGATCACAATGTAGTCATCTGCTTTTTCCTGAATCACCGTAGTCTTGTTAAAGCTACTGTTTGTACAACCGGATATTTCCACACCGTCAAACTGATTAAATTGCTTTCCGATTCCGGTACAACTAATCTTTACCATGGTACTTCCGGTTGTCGTCTGTGCAAATGTTGCTGTTGCAGCCTGGCTCCAGGAAGCCTCTAATGCTGTCTTTTCTCCAGTGGATGTGTTATACATAATTTTATCCGGGAATACCACAATATAGGCTCCCAAACTCACCAGCTGCTTATCTGTATCCTGGACTGTTGCAATTTCTTTATCTTTGTAATACAGCTTTGTCCCATCCACATAGGCCAAACCATTTTTATAAATGATCCCATGAGGTTTTGATAAACTTTTCAGGATTTCTCCTCTTGGCTTTCTGACCGCTATCGCCGGGAAAACATCTGAAGACATGTTTTTCATGTCCGAAAACTCATTTTCTCCAATTACAAGACCTTTGTTCAGTCCCCCAAATGATCCTATCTGTTTGCTGTCCCCTCTCGGTGTCATTGTCAGCATTGGTAATCGTCCCATTAAAGCTCCTCCTTAAAATTTGGAAAATAACGGTGCTTTTTTTGCCCGATTGCAGCGCCTGAACCATGCAGCATATGCATCATAAGCGGAGTTGTACATTACAACGTCATTGTTATAGCGTTCAGTTTCTTCATTGTGATAATCAATCTTTGAAAGCATATAATTAACATAGACATCCTTGAACCGATCCGGAATACTTAATTTTTTATCCTGGTCTTTTTCATATTCCATTGGAATAAATTCCAGATTATATCCTTCCGCCCGGTTGATTACTTCTTCAATGACCTGTCCCTCAATTTCATTGATCCATCCCATGATCATGTCTGTACCATACTGCTGCCCTCTTAAAGATGTGATATCACTAATCAAATCGTTTACTGTCATATAAGCACCTACTCTTTCAGTCCCGGCCAGGTAAGCGCTCCATCCTGGTCAGGGGTTAAAGTTACCGGGTCTGTAACCATAGCTCCATCTTCATTCAGCACGTACCATTTCCCATCAATAGTTTGCTGACCGGTCAGCATAGCTCCATCCGCGCCAAGGTAATACCATTTATCTTTGTATTTATACCAGGTATTCTTGACCATTCTTCCTGCACCATCAAACCAGTACCATTTATCATCGTACCAATACCAGTCATTTCTTACAGGCTCCCCGTTTCCGAGGTAATACTTCCAATCTCCATCCTCTTGCTGCCATCCTTTTTTCTTTTGTTCGCTTATTGGAGTTAAAAATAGCTTCTGTTCTGCCTGTCTTCTTCTGGTCAGGCCAGCCAAAATCTTACCACCACCGCGGTTATATGCCAGGATCTTTTCTGATATCTCAGCCCGCGATCTGGTTCCTTTTGCTGTCAACTGATCTATAGATCCTACATTGTATGCAAATGATACCAGGGCATCAAATTCATTTTGATTCCACATGTATTTCGTTCCATATTTGTCTACATTGCGCTCATATGGTCCCATATCATCCGTCAACATCTTATCTGCCTCTGCCTGTGTAATCCTCTGACCTGCTTTTACATTTCCTGTGTGTCCCCAACCAATGGTCCATACTCCTGCCGGGCACTTATAAGCTTCTAATCTGCATCCTTCAAAGCTTCTTATCAGTTTCAAACCATTCTCTGAAATTTTCATGTGTACCTCCTATTAAAAAAGGCTTAGGATATCCTAAGCCTAAAGATGTGTCACTCCAATTTTGTTTTGTCTTCGACCTGACCTTTAATTGCTTTTGCAAGCGGCATCAGGAACGGAGGCATAGCAACACCAATATCAAGTAAATTCTCTAGGATGGATATGATCTCATTGCAAATAAGCCAAACAGCTACTACGGTAGCAATCACAAACGGTATTTTTATGTCCAACCCTATATATTGTCCTGCATATATGATCATCCTATCCATGAGCCATCCTACACCGATCAGGATCCACATTCCGATTTTTTTACAAATGCCTCGAATCCCCTTGTAGCTTGTCACATGTTCCTGACGATACTTCGATGCAACTATTCCGGTTATATAATCAGTAAAATTCAGTGCTACGAGAGCAAACACCGGTACTGCCAATACTCCAAGATAGGCAAATGCTGCACTCATTATAGTGATAAATATTGCTTTAAATCTTTCCAACTTCATTTACCTCACTCACTTTTCTCTGGATTTTCCTTTAACCACTTTTCTGTTACTTTTTTCCAGAGTTTTGGCACCTGCTCCAGTGTCATTTCTCCAGATCTGATTTTTAATCCATAATACCTGCCCATTATGATGTCACTCCTTCCTGGTCTGCCATAGCACTCATTACTGCTCCCATATCTCCAATAGCTCCGTCATGGACTGCTAATGTTTCGGTATTAGCGGAAACCTGTGCTTTCAGTTTTTCGATATCTGTCAGCTCACGAATACCAAATGTTGCCATGATCTTTCCATCTTCGGTTTTGTCCAAAGTAAACGCCGGTGACATCAGACACATATCTTTGTATGCACCTACGGTCAAGCCTTCACCATTCAGGATCCGCACCTCAGACATGTTCTCATCTGTGCATCTCTTCCAAAACTGATCTACTGCTGTCATATCTTCGAATACAGCTTTCATGTTTTCAAGACTGGCAGCTGCTTCCAGTTCAACAGCTGTTTCATTTTTTAAAACAATTTTGTCTTTGTTCATTTTTTCTCCTTTAACTTACGCTTCGTAAATCACATCTAACCCATAAGCTACTGCTGCATCATGCTCAATCCGGCACCCTCTGGCATTTTCCCAACCCTTGCAGAAATAAGCTGCATGACAAAGTGACATATTTTCCAGACTTTTAGCAAGAAAGCAAAGAGGAATCTGTACCACTCCACGTTCTTTCATCTTTTCATTGCTGTACCATTCATCAGTAAACAAGGTGTTTACAATTTCATAGCCTTTGGCTTCCAGGACCTTGATTGCCTGTTCCCTAGTTGCAATAATCTCTTCATCTGTTTTTCCAGCCATTGGCTGACTAAGCATTGCTTTCTTCATAATTTTTCTCTCTCCTTACATTTTGTAACAAATATTTTCCCATTTTTTATAAGCATCCATATAAAGTTCATCTTTGTCCCCATTATATGTAAACTCATAATACATTCCATCCGGAGCGGTAGTGCTTAATAATGCTTTGTGGTTCTGTAATGTCTTGCAGCACCAAACCACATACACATCATCTACTGTGATTTTTTTCTTATCTGTCTTATCCATGTGCTCATTGGTATAAGCACATACCTTTTCTTTACAAATGCGAATAAATTCAGCATTGCTCATATTTATTCACCTTTCCTTTCTTTTTCTGGTTTGCTTACATAGTAATTTAGAAACTCTTGGAACAAACAAACTCAACACAGATAATCATATTTCCAAAGTAGTCTTGAATGCTAATAATAATGGAGTAACGTTTACGATTGATGGCGTTCCTTATACTTCACCGATAATGGTTGCGGGAAAGAGCATTACTAGAATGGAAATTGATACAACATTATCTAAATTAACCCTTAGTTTCTTTTATGATGGGCAAATCATAAAACGGTATGTATCCTTGTCAGCATCTTAATTTATCAGTTGCAAAGACTTGTATTCCAATAGCAAACAATCTTTTTGTAGATTAAGCCGTACCAAAAATTATCATAGTTACCCATTTTTTTCCGGAAAATGTAGAACCAGCTGTTGCAATTTTTAAATTATTTCCGTCTTTTACTGCTGTAAAATTGTAAACACTGCTATCTTCAACTTTTGTTTGACATATACCGCTAGCATATGTAGGAATGTTTCCAAAAATAGATTGAAGTGTCTTAGTTGCTACTCCATTTGTAAAGGTAAACTCTTCGATAATTAAAACAATCGTTGTAGTCTTAACTTTTATTTTAAAATATCCCGAATCTAAATTACTATTTTGTTTAGCAATCGCAGTCACCACATCCGCTGCACTGTCTGGCAATTTCGATACATCACCGATCTTCTGATTTACAGAATACAACGCTGCCATACTGGCAATCTTATCCGGATCATTAACGATCTGGCTTACTACTGCTGCTGCAATGGCTTCAATAGCATCACTGTTTCCTTTTATTCCTTCTTCCATATGTGTCAGTCTTTCCGCTGATAATGGCGTACTGGTATCAGGCTTATTTTTCCAAAGCTGTTTTACATAAGCCGTAAAGCTGCTCAATTTCATGTTTCTATTCCTCCTTCAGTTGGATAAATATCTTTTGATGGATACAGGTCTGTATCTGGATGCAGGGTAAACAGATCCTCTCCAGGATAAAGCGTGGTTGCCGGATATAAGGTTGTCTGTGGATACAGGGTATAAATTTCAACCTCGATCTTTATCTTCCCGCCTGCAGTCACCGGGTTCGGCGTGATCGATACTGATTGGATATAAATACTGTCTGCCATTATTCAGCCACCACCTCTATACATTCCATCAAAATCTCTTCTGCTACTTTATAGGTGAAATAAAGGCGATAGGTCACACGTTTTTGCGGAGCTATCATGGCACGGATCACATCCCCATTGATCTCACATTCACCCTGGGCTTCAGTTTCATAGTTGCCTTTAAGTTCCCAGGTGGCATCCCGGATCGTGAAGGGAGCCTGATCTCTTGCGTGTATCCGAAGTCCAATGCTTTTATTTTCACCTACATAGAAATGGACCCGTTGCATCTTTTTCCTCCTTCCACTAACAGTTCTGTATAAATCTGCGGTGCTACAAGTTCAGCCTCCCATTCCGTTTCAAGAAGCTGTCCATAGTAAGGAACCGGCTCCACATGAGCACACAGCAATGCTGTATTGACTACAAACAACATCTTTGATATATATGCCTGATTACCAGCCTCATCTTCTGCCAGGATCTCCACCACATATTCCCCGTCCGTATCAAAGGGGACCGGTACATTCCACCAGTCCCCTTCTGATCGGTTCAGCTCGACTTCGCAGCCGTCTACACGGCCAAAAACACGTTTGACCATTATAGCCTCCTATTAGTCGGTAACCTCCACGCTGATCACATAGGTCTTGCCACAATCTACTGGGTTTGGATTGATCGTTACAGACTTGATCACAGGCGCTGTTGTATCTACTGTTACGGTTCTGGTAACGGTTGTAGTCTTACCTGCAGAGTCTTTCGCAACAACTGTAATGGTATTTGTACCAGTAACCAGTGTCAGTGCCTTACTAAAGGTACCATCAGATCCGACTGTTACTGTTTCCGCAGTACCACTGTTCAGCTTGACTGTTACTGTAACAGGGCTGGAAGTTGCGTCATTGGTAGTACCGGTAACAGTAACCGCAGTCTTGTTGGTAACCAGTTTATCTGCCGGAGCTGTGATAGAAAGTGTAGGTGGTACAGTATCGATCTTGAATGTAACGGTCTTCTGTGTAGCCGCATTTCCATCAAAGTCAGATGCATCGATCTTAATTGTATGGCTGCCATCTGCCAGAGCTGTAGTTGGAGTATAAGTACACTCATATCCACCTGTAACAGCTGTTTTAGTAATGCTGTCACCTGTAACCTTGCTGCCACTGTCAATGGTAATACCAATAGTTGCAGGATTAACACCAGAATCCGCATCTGTTACTTTCCACTTAATAGTTGGCTTATTGTTGGTGATATAAGATCCTGCTGTTGGACTGGTAATGGTAATAGCCGGTGCAACTTTCTCTTTTACTTTTAATTTCAGACTGGCTCCCAAGGTCGTATCTGAATCCGTCTTTGTCGTTGTATTTCCAGCCACATCCGTTGCCTTAACCGTTACCGGATAATAATGCCCGTCATTGATGGTATAACTGGACTTAGATGGAGCTGTGATCGTAGCTTCATATTTTCCTGTGCTGGAATTTAATGTTAATATAGTTGTTACGCCATTAATGATGGCCTGTACTGTTTTTACTGCCATTATTTTATCTCCTTCTTTTTATCTGTTTTCTCTAACCCACGTACAACAATCGCCGCATTACTGAGCAGTGCTGCCTGATCCGGGCCTGTTACTATAAGATGATCAAAAATATAGAGCAACGTTGCCCGCTGCTCTTCTGATAAGTTATACATGTTTTTCCTTTCTGATCAGGCTTTTCAGCCTGTCTATTTCCTCCTGCTGGCTCTGTATAGCAGCTACCAGCAGGGGAATGTAATTGGTATACGGGATCGTAAAATATCTTCCACTATGTCCATACAGAGGAAGGTTTAACCCCTGCTTTCTGCATATCCTACGGACATCCTGAGCAATAAAACCTATACCTGCATGGTCTGTCCGTTTCATATTGTAGGATACCGGCTGGAGCTGTTTGATGATCTGAAGTGCTGTTCCTGTATCTACTTTATGGATATTTTCCTTTAATCTTCGGTCTGAGTACTCATCTATTGTCCCAATGATCGTATTGGCTCTGAGCTTGTCACACCCAATGGTATTGGCGCCTATATCCGCCATGGACGCATAACAATCTACAGAAAAAGTATCCCTGCATGTAAATCTGGATGCAAGTACGGTTTCACCATAAATGGTAGCACCTGTAGCAGTGGTACCGATCTCTATATTTTTTGCAAGGACTTTACCATTCTGATCTACCGTAAACTGACCATCACCAACATTGATACTTCCCTTGAACAGACCTTCCACTACGGTCAGTTTCCCGTCTGCAGTCAAGGAAGAATAGGTGGACGTCCAGCTAAAGCGATTGCCTTTAATATCAATGCCGCCACTTTCAATGGATAATTGAGCCGATACTTCTCCCTTTTTAACCATCAGTTTTATGTTCTCTGCCGTCATCGTGATCTGAGAAGATAATTCTCCTTCTGCAGCAGACGCTCGTTTTACTTCTGCGGCAATCTGTTCTGCAGTGATCGTCAGTTTTGCCTCTGTACGTTTTTCTAGGTCCACCAGGTTTGCTGATACTTCATCTACATTTTTCTTTAAATATGCAGCCTTGCCTTTTAAGCGGATAATGTCCGCGTTGGTCCCCTGCTCTTCCTTTCGTATTTCTTCACCTGTTGCGCTATAGGTATCCTGTAAGGCATGGATCCCTTTCATCGTCCTCTTAATGATGTAAGAAACAATTGTCCCTTCTTCCGACTTGATCAAGCCGGCATCTCCCAGTTCTAAATATGGCAAGCCTTTTAGCAGATTACATTCGTAAGGAACATAAGGTCGGCTGCTCACCATTCCATAAATCCCCGCTGCGATCTGCTGTAATTCATCTGCGCCCTTGCCGTATAGCAGGAAGTTACCTTCTACTACCAGACAATTACCGGTTCCATAGATCGCACCAATATCCTCTTCTTCCTGGCGGATTTGTACTGCTTCAATGGCTTTTACCGTGTAATCTTCAAAAACACAGGATTTATACAGATTTTGTGAAATTGTTTCATCATAGACCTGCTCATTCATTTCACCTGGAACAAGGGGATATAATTCATCTGACGGATACAGATTTTCAGCTGGTGCCAAAATATAATTCGGTTGCAATGCAATATGCTGTAAAATCCCTTCCCGGTCAAAATGGCCAAACACACCATTCATCTGTTCACATGCAATCAAAGTATCCCGACCAGACAATTCTTCTACACTCATTGTCTTTTCAATCAAAATACTGTCATTTGGAAGATAAGATGGAACCTTTTCCGTCACACCAACGTACTGACATAAACTGGATCTGAATTCTTTCAATGTCATTGGAAACGAAAGATTGTTATACCACTGTGCCACATTTACATCAAACAGAGACATCTGATCCAGACCTACAATATCCAGATATTTTCTATCTGTTTCTTTTTCTGCGGATTTAATGATATATACTCCTAAAGGCATCCGATATCCATTGGGATATATGTCATCACCTGGAAACAGGCCTGCTTCCGGCCATATTCCCTCCAGGATCTGATAAACTTCCATTCTGGCTTCTTTTACAACTTCCGTAACATTAAGAAGTGTAATTTTAAACTGTGATGCTTCGCAGCTTCCAAATTCCAGATTTTCATTACTGGACAATGCCTCATCCAGTTCCATTGTTTCCGCTTTTATGTTGCTGCTTGAAAGACGCAGGTAAGGTTCATCTTCTCCTTTGTGATAAAAGTCCAGGATCAGCTGTTTATCTGTACTGTCTGCCCGATACAATTCTTTTAATCGTTCATCCACATTTAACATAAGCTGCCTCCCTAATATTCTGTCAGCTGGATATCAAATGGTTCATAGACCATATCCAGTTTTCTCTCATTCACATGGGAAATCGTATATTCAATATCTGCGATATAAAATACTCCTGACTTATAATCCATTTCCTCATCGTTCCAATACGTGACAGATACCTTTCTTTCCCGCTCTCCTCCTGACACGATTCCCGCATCTATGATCGCTTTAACGACTATCTTTTCACCCAGATACAGTTTCCGGATCGGTACTGTCAGGCTCGTCTTATAATTCGGCGATGTCTGACGGTGGAGCAATGCCGTTGCATCACGGGATGCATCCAGTTCCAGTCTCTGATTAGGTGTACTTTTATATTTCTCCAGATATTTGTTCGGAAGGACGGTATTTCCAAATTTTATAAGCCATCCTTTAAAAGCCATAGTCCTTCCTCCTTACACAAGCAGCGGATTTTTTCCTGTCTGCTTTCTTGCCAACCGGTTACGTTTTACCACATTTTCGTACACTACCTTTCCATCCAGATTGATCATCAGCTGAATGTCTCCACCCAGTCCAGCACCTGCCTCTTTCAAGGCTTCCAGCAATGCCTGCTTGATCGTAGACAATGGAGAGACCACTTCTGCTTCCCGATTGTTATCTCCAAGGATCGCCGCAAATTCTCCGGCCTGTCTTGGAACAACGGTTCCTGTAGCCAGTCTAGGAAGTTTCATTGATGAGACATTAAATCCAAAATGCTGACCACCAGCAAGGGGCACCCAGTCCGGTACATCAAAACTGATACCATTTAAACCTTCCACAATATGATTGATCGCAACTTCTACTGTGGAAATGATCCCGTTAAAAACACTCTTAAATATATCTTTTATACCATTTAAGGCCTTTTCCATATCTCCGGTAAATACGCCCTGTATAAACTCCAGGATGCCGTTTAAAGCGTCTGTTACACCTTGGGCTGCAGTGCTTACTGCTGCAAGAAGCGCAGTAAAAAATCCTCCAACATTTTCAATGGCTGCACCAATAAGCGGGGCAAAACTCTGAACGATCCAGTTTAAAAGCGGCTGCAGTACCTGGTTCCATAAGACGGTTAGGGTATCTGCAACGTTTCCGAATAATTCTACAAAACTTTTAATAAATGGCTGCAAATATTGGCTTTTGACTTCTGTAAATTTATCTGCCACTTTCTGAAGTGCCGGCAATATGTATGTTTCAAATGCTTCCAGAGCGCTTTTATGGATTTCTGTAAGTCCCTCTGTAAATGCGTCAAACATAGGTGCTACATGCTCATCATATGTCTGGTTTATCTGATCAAACGCATCTGTAAACAGATCTTTAAGATCTCCCATTATCTGAGCAGCAACTCCCAGAAGCCCGTCAAATGCCTGTTTAAAACCGGCCGTATTATTTGTAAGAGGCGTCAGCAGGGCGTTTAAAAGATCCCGCCCAAGCTTGACAAACACTTCTGTCAAACCCATGAAGGAGTTGGAAAAAAAGCCGATCAGATTTGCAGTAAATGTCTGCCCGTTTTCATCTGCAAAGACACTGAATACTTCTGCGAAAGCTGCGGAAAAATTTGCCACAATATCTGCTATGTCCCCGGTTATATCAAACATGTCTATGATATATTGCTTGATCCGTTCCTGAGCTTCTTCCAGATACTTTGCAGTGCCACCGACCAGGTTTGCTGCCAGCGTAATACCAACTGAAGCAACAGCCCCTGCAATCACGCCTAAATCATAGACCATTTTATTTCCCCAGGTACTTGCTGCAGCCTGGACTCGCGGATCTGAAAAAATATCAGACAGGCTTTCCTTAATACTCTGAAGCCCTTTCTGGATCGTAGCGAACCGGGAAGTAGTATCTCCTAATCCCACCTTAAATCCTTTGGTGAATAGACTAGACAGATCACTCCATTTCTTTTTTAATGCATCCAGGGCTTTTGACAGTGAGCTGGATACTGCCACCATTTCAAACATCTGGGATGGATCCGTTCCGGAACCGCCGCCTCCGCTACCTGCATTATTTTGACTTAAGACATTTAATTTATCAAAAGCTGCCAGACTATTCTTTGCATCTTTTGCTGCGCTTCCTGTCTTTTTAAGACTTTTTGCATAATCTTCCTGGGTCTTCTTAGCCTTCACAAAGGTGGATTTCCCAGTTAATGCCGCTACCAGTTGCCCGATCCAGGCCAGTGCCTGGGCTATCGCATCAATCAATGCAGTGATTGCCGGTACCGCAACACTTAAAATGGGAGCAAAACCGGCTGCCAGGCTGTTCTTTAAATACAATAAAGAAGAGGACAGACCGGATAATGTCTGGTTTGCGCTTCCGGAATATCTTGCAAGGTTTTGAAAGCCTTCCTTTGTCGCGCTCATCACTGCCATTACCGCCTGCATGACAAAACGCATCATCATCATACGGCTGATCCGGCCTAAGAGCTGCATCCCTTTCCCTGAGTTCTTCGCCGCTTTACCAGCGCCATTTACAGAGTCCCTTAATTTATCCGCGGATGCTTTTGCTTTCTTCTGTCCGGCATCTGCACTTAAAAGGGATTTTTTGTATTCATTCTCTGCCTGGAGCACCTGTTGTAGCTGCACATAAGTCTGGTCATAATCTGCATCTCCAAGTGATATTCCCTGCTGCTCCATTCCCAAAAGCTTACTTCTAAGTGCTTCTTTCTGTCCCTCAAAGGAATTGGGATCAAACTGGACCGGAATTTTAACAGGAGTGGTAAGGTTCTTTTTATAAGTACTCAGATCGGACTGTGCCTGGTTTAAAGCCTTATAGGTGCTGTCATACAAGGCATCACCAAAGCTTTTTCCCTGGCTTTCCAGATCTTTAAGTTCCTGCTTTAAACGATCAATCTTCCCCTGCAGGGAGTCCGCTGGAAAAATAACTGCATCCGGTGTTGGATTTGTCAGTTCCTGCTTGTAATCTTTAAGAGCCTGCTTGACCTTTTCCAGTTTTAAATATGCCTCATCATATTTTTCATCACCAAAATACATTCCCTGACTTTCCAGGTCTTTGAGTTCCTTCTTTAATTCGCTAATCTTCTGTGCAAATTCATTGGTTGCCTTTTCCGCTTTCTCTTCTCCGGCTGCATACTTATCAATAAATTCTATTGCTGCAGGATCATAACCATATGCCGAAGGATCGTCTACCTTTACCCGTCTGGCGGGTGTCGGCTCCTGTTCCTGGTATTCCCCACGATCTACTTTGATGGCATCCATCTGTTCCTGCAGGCTTTTGGTCTGTCTTTCTGCCTGTTTAGCTGACTCTGTTACCTGATCAATCCCTTCAGCTGCCTTGGAAGACTGGGCTGCTGCTGTTTCTGCCGCCTGGCCCACATTATTAAACACATTTGAAATATTGTCAGAAAGCCTGTCAACTGCTTTAGTGAGTCTGTCAAAAGCTTTTTCCAGTGTTCCGGTTCCTTTTTCCAGTCCAGAGGTATCAATTTTTGTATCAAATTTCAGACTGCCATCAGCTGCCATATCCTCACCTCTTTTCCAGGCATCAAAATAAGACGCTGTCACGCGCCTCAGCCTAATAACTTATTCCAATAGTCAATTTCTTCCTGTTCTTCTTTCGTATACCGTTTCTTAAGGTCACAGATCTTTTTATTGTTTCTACGAAATTCTCTTTCCCATTTTTCCAGGTGCTTACCTTTTGCCATTTTCTGCCGGATCCCCAGTACGGTGGAAAAGATACCTTCCCGGATTTCCATGAAATATCCCACAAAGGTCCACCAGTGAATATATGGGACGGATCTTACTTCGCATCCGGCCACCTGGTTGATAGCCGGAAACAGGATCGGCTCATCCTGCTCCCAGTCCATCACCTTGACCGGCATTATATCCTCTTCATCTTCCTGGCCACAGTCCAGGAACCAGAGCGCCTTTTTAGCTGCCTCTTCATAAAGTTCCTTTGGCATATCTGTCCAGCCTTCATACAGGATCTTACACATAACCACGTGAGCTTCTTCTACCGTAAGCTCTGGATCATTAAACGCCTGCATGATCACCAGGATATCCCTGTAGTCCGTTCTGATCTTCCATTCCTTTTTGCCTACCTTAAGAGTGACAGGAAGCTGGCCTAACCGGATCATTTTGTATAGCTGGCCGTATACTTCTGGATCCGCTTATTGCTTGCCTCTACTCCGGCTTTCATGTTTTTCTTGATGATCGGCATCAGACCGTTCATAACGGACTCAAACAGGAGCTTTCCGCCTTTTACTGGTGAAAATGGAGACTGACCATTAAACAGCGTGTCATAAACGTCTGCGTTAAAAATAGCATTAAAACAGTCTTTTACGCCCTGCTCTGCTTTCTTCCACTCAATACTTGCATTTTCATCTGTTGGATCTACGGTACCGTCCTCCAAAAGCTTGACGTTGCCCTGAAGCTCATCTTTCACATGCCCCAGCTTCTCCATTTCATCCATGCAGCGCTGCCACATATTCAGATCAGAAGGATTAATCCGGATCACACGGTCCGGATCATCATTTATCATGTACTCCTTATAACCTTCATCAAATTTAAGGCTTTCCATATATAGTCTCCTTATTCACTGTCAGGTGTAAACGTCTTTGTTTCTAAGGCAAAAGTTCCCTTTACTCTGTTGCCTGTATGATGTACATTAAACGGGATCTGATAACCGGTGGTATCTCCGCCATAGCTTGACACTTCAATAATCACATCTTCGCGATAAGCCACATAAGAGCCTGCTGCTCCAGATGCCGACTCCCAAAGGTGTACTTCAACAACGGTAGTTTTTAAGTCATCTAGGGTCTGACGTTCATCAATGATCCCCTGAAGCCGTTCAAACATAGGATCACCCACAACCGCATAAAACGGATCTGCCGTAGCCTGTGGCTGGTAGCTGTCCAATGTAACGGATGTTTCACCCAGAATATTGTTCTTGGTATCCACATTGGCATTCATTTCTACGTTGTATTCTTCCAGGTCTTTTCCTAAACGGACATAAGCTGTTTCCTTTGTGCCCGGAAGAGCAGAGTCAATAAAGTTACCCATGAATTTTCTTTTGATCTTCTGTCCTGCAATAGGTGCTTTATCTGCCATTTATTCTTCCTCACTTTCTACTTTGTACTGGGCATAGATCTGCAGCTGATACATAACGCCCTGATCAACGGTATCTCCCATCAGGCCCATGCTCATGGCATTGGCTGTGGTTGCCTTTAAAAATGTGGCCTCTTTCACTTCATCACCCACATTTACTTCTATTCCACTCTCTTCTGGAAGCTGCTCTAGCCAATAGGCCAGTTCCAAAAGGAAATTGCTGTTTGCCAGCCGGTTGTAATCTGTAAAGGACTGTCCCACTGCATACATAACAAAGTTATGCCTGCGGATCTGATTACCCAGGATATCTTCTTTCACCAGGCTGTCACCATTGCTGGACAGGCCGTAATTAACCGGATCCGGTTCTGTAAAATCAATGTGAATATCATCACCGGTCAGAAACTCGGATATCTTGGGATATTCCGTTAGTTTCTGACGCATATATTCAATGATCGTCATATCCTGCCTCCTCTGCTAAGCACTGCCTGCGCCGCCTGAAGGATATCATCCTTATGATCTGCTTTCATACGTTCAAACCATTTCTTTCCGCGCATAGGAGCACCAGCATAAGTCAGCTCTTTTCCTGTTGGTACCTTGATCTCATTTTTCTTCGCCCAGGCACTTCCAGTTGTTGGTGACACATAAAGGATGCCTTCATACAGGTAATGAGCAAACGGACCGGGAGTATCAATCTGGCCTGAACCGATTGTAGTGGCAGCCACCATCAGGTGTTTCAGCTCGCCGGCCTGACGCCTTGGCATATAATCACTCATATAGCGCATACATTCACTGTCGATTGCTGCTTGCACAGGTCCATTTTCAGCAACTTTATGTCTACGCCGCATTTCTGCCGTAGAAAGCATTTTTATAACTATTTTCATGGTTACACCTCCTACTTACAGGACAGCTCATAATGCTGGACCGCTTCACTACCATACAACCGTTCATCCACAGTTGTAACTGTTACATATCCATGGCTTGCTTTCAACGCTGCCAGTGACTTTGACATGGTTTCCTGACTGCTGCAGTCTATTTCGTCTTCAACGATACCTTTTACAGCCAGATCCTTTCCCTGGGTAAACGTAAGTGGATTGCAAAGACTTTCCAGCGGGATTACCAGAAGAACTGACGCTGCATCACGCTGGCCTGTTTTTAGAAAAGTAGACTGCCTCACATCTTCCCAATAAACATCTTCAACCGGTATCCGGATGTATCGCATATCCTTGCCGCATTTGTGGTATAAATACAAGGTTACATCTGCATTAGTAAACATCAGCACACCCCCTGATAGCATAAACCGGTATTTTCCAGCCATTTCTTAACGATCTGGTTTTGCTTCCTTATGGCAGCTTCTGTTAATTCCTGCGAAGATCCATAGGAAGCCGAATAAGTTCCGATCTTTTCAGAAGTCTTTCCGGATGCATTTTTTTCCGTCTTTTCCTGCCGACAGATAACCTCTGCCAGTTCACAGCAGCATAATTTTGCTTCTTCCGGAACATCTTCCATAATCGTCAGCCGTCCGAATGTATACTGATCCATGATCTGGCTTGCCTGTCTGGCATAAAAAGGAAAACCGGAGCTGATGGCCGCTTTCCTTCCAAGAAGATATTCATTTTTATAAAACTCTTCATCTGCATAAACCATCAGCTTTTTTCCTTTCTTTTATCACGCATTTTTGATAAGGGTTACATCCTTCGTTACTGCAGATGCAACCACCGTTACGGTCTCAGTGATCTGACTGTATCCGGTCTTTTTGATCTTTGCCGGATATGTACCAGGTCGCAGGTTAAATACTGCTTCGCCTGACGCATTGGTCTTTAATCTGGATCCATTTACATCTACAATAGCACCTTCAATTGCTTCCGGACTTCCTGCGTTATCCTTTACAGTAAAGGTTACAGTCTGAGTAGTTACCGGTGTTGCCGGTTCCAGATAAGCAAACGGGCAGCCTACACGGTCCTCATCCATTCTGGTTGCCGGATTTGGAAGAGCCCAACCCATACGAAATACAATACGCAGAGCTACCATATCCTGCTGAGCCAGGTTATAAACGATATCCTTAGTGATCGGATCCTGGATAACTCCCTGGTCAAGGATCTTTACAGTAACGTCCTGACGAATTGCATATACCGCCTGCTTAAAATCACCTACGATTAGTTGAGCAATGCTGTTATCATAAGCACCGTTCTGCGGGAAATACATAGGCGCACCGTCCAGTGCGTAATTAGTGGATCCCTGCATGTCGCTCTTAAAAATCGGTGTTCCGTCCGTTGCCTTGATGCCTCTTAACTTTGCTCTCATACCCATGGCTGCCAGAGCGCCAGTTGCCATGTAACCATCCTCTTCAACTTTGGAGATCACGCCATTCTCTCCCAGAAGCAGGTTGTAATAATCCGGAGTAGATCCAGGTGCTACGTTGTTGCCTGCCTGACGTGCCAGGGTGATGATATCGTTCTGCCATACTCTCGGGCGATTTACACCGAAGATGATCGCAGAGTCTACTCTCTGGCCGATTGCTTCATTTACTCTTGGAGTGATCTCACCAAAAATATCAAACTCCGCATCATCTAATACTGCCTCTGGGATCGGCACGATAACAGCCAGCTCAGCTGCATCCAGATATACGTTATCCCAAGCCTGGCGGCTGGTCTGTTTCATACCAGTGTCACCATCCACCCAGTACGCAGTTGGGAGGAAATCCAATACACGGATCCTGGTCTGGTCACTGGTCATGTTTGGCAGCTTTCGTGCCATGCTCATAAATACGGACTGCTTCGGTGCGTCCTGAAAAATGGTAGATACTACCTGTTCGCGGATGATTGCCTCCGCATCAGATCTGCTTGTAATATGTACTGGCATAAATCAATTACCTCCTTATTCTCTTCCAAAAATACTTCTTAAGGCTTCATTTGCCCTTGTCTTTGTGTCCTCAGTTCCTTTACCGCCCGATCCAGGAGTATAAGAAACCACTTTGGGTATCTGTGTGTCCTGAAACAAATAGGCATTGTCTTTCTTGACTGCCTCCAGAGCAGTTTTAATATCCGCTTCCTGGTTCTTGCTGGCTTTCAGCTTCTCTACATCCATGAATGGCATTACCGCTTTCAGATCACGGGGCTTGTACCCTTCTGCAGTAGTCTTTAAAAGATCATTAAAGTCACGATCCGCAATCTGCTTCTGGTACTCCGCATCCTTGGCTGCCAGATCTGCGGTCAGCTTGATGACTTTTCCCTGCAAGTCCTGAACATTGACGCCCTCAAAGCTTTTCAGGGTTGTCTGGGCTGTATCCAACTGAGTCTTATAGTTATCTCTTTCTGTCTTTATGGCTTCAATATCCCTGCCATTCTCAGCCATAATGTTGTCCACCTGTTCCTTTGACAGGCCCATGTCCTCTAAAAATTTTCTCTTCATTTTCTTCCTTTCCCACTACGCTTTTTACGGGGTTGCTTCCCTTGTGCTGGTAGTTTTACGTCATTCCGGACAATTTTCTGCATAAAAATAACACGCATCTCTGCGTGCCTACTGCTCGATCTTATTACATTTGGTACACCGTCTTACATAACCGCCATAAGGACCGGAAGCCCGGCTCCAGTGCTTGCGGTAGTGATGGCAACATTCTTTTTTCTTGAAAAACCTCTGCCAGATCCATGATATAAGTCCCGTAAGATCACCTTCTTTCATTTGCGACGTCGCAATTATTCTTCATAAATCACGTCTAACCCATAAGCTATTGCGGCATCGTGTTCAATCCGACACCCTCTAGCCTTTTCCCAACCCTTGCAGAAATAAGCTGCATGGCAAAGGGACATATTTTCCAGACTTTTAGCAAGGAAACAAAGAGGTATCTGTACCACTCCACGTTCTTTCATCTTTTCATTGCTATACCATTCATCAGTAAACAGGGTGTTTACAATTTCATAACCTTTAGCTTCCAGTATCTTAATCGCCTGTTCCCTGGTTGCAATAATCTCTTCATCTGTTTTTCCAGCCATGGGCTGACTAAGCATTGCTTTCTTCATCTTCTTATCCTCTCTTTCTTAAAAATGGGCACAAAAATACCACCGGCCTACTGACTGGTGGTATTTTTTAACTTATTTCTGATTTTTTCTTTATAATCCTCAATTCCATTGTACTCATCCCAATTATATGGCGGAAATGGTGTGACAAAAGTCTCTTTCCACTTTGCCCGAAGATTTTTCATTTCATCATCCGTTTTTAAGTACTGAATTAAGTCCATCTGAAACATCCTTCATAATGTTTTAACAAATGGTATCAATAATTATGCCATTTGCATTTCTTACAAATTGTTTCCCAATCGTCTTTTTTCTTAAATCGATCAGGAAGCTTATCTGCTTTTAAACGCCCATCAACTGCATCTACATTTTCGATACAATCAATATCCTCAATCATTTCATCCACAAGAGGACATTTTACGAATCTATCATCTTCCATGTCTCACTATCTCCAATGCTTTCAAAATGTTGTCAGAATACTCTTCCCGCTTAAATGCAGTACGGATAAATGCATCCGATGTTCTTACGTATGCAGCTCCATCTTCACTGTAGTACCGCTCGAACTGCCCCTTCCAGACGGTCTCTGAAAATGATGCCCGGCGGATAAAACCTTTTGCTTCGTCAAAAGTTACTTCATGCTGCCGTTCATCGTTAATGTGTTCGCTGTCAAAGCTGAGTTTTTCAAAATCCACTTTGCTCGGTTCAAGATTAATCTTTCCTCGGAAACCCAATTCCTTTAACTCTGATTTTATTATAGCAATTCTCTTCCGTTTTTCAATAGCTTCCAGTTCTTCCTTGGTCGGATTAGCCTCGCCAACCTTCAACCGCTCCCTCTGCTGCCGCAGGCCCATAGCCTTTGAAAATTCCACATAGGTCTTTTCTGTTAATCGCTTCCTGCATCTGGCAGCAGTCAGGTCATCTTTATCAGCTCTGGCCTTTTCCAGGAGCTTAATGTCCTGTTTCTGCTTCCGGATCGTGCGTTCCAGCTTCCGCTGATACTGCAGCGCCGCATATGTATCATACTCTTTACCATGAAAGGACTTCTTTTCATTCTCTTTCCTGTTCTGCTCCACAAGCCACTCATCTGTGTATTTACGTTTTGAAATACCAGGAATAAAAGGAAAACGGATGTGGTAGCAGTTGATCCCAGCAAATCCCAGCATCTCTCCCAAACCACAGACAGTACGCATTTCAGCAGAGCTATATACTTTGCCCTGCCAGCTTTGGTGGTTCATGTATCCTGTTCCCATATTACGGGCTCCTAAATGCCATTCTACTTCCCAGTAGTCCGTTCCCAGCTCCTTTGCATTATGCTCATTCACCTTATCGGTCATCTGCGCAATGCCGGTCATAACAGCCCTCCTGGCAGCCACCTCAATGCGGTCTGACTTTCCTGACGCATAATCAACCACCCGAACGCCACTGGATGTCATTTCATCGATCACATCACCGATTGCCTGGCTGTATGTCTTAGCGCCAGTAGTGATCTTCATCACGGCTTCATCTAAGCTGCGTTCCAGATACTCAGACATAGGAGTAAATACTTTTTTCCCGTTTCCCATTGGCACATTAAAACCGGTTGTCTTTGTGATATTCTCCATGAGTCTAAGACTATCCGTTGTCTGATCCTTTACTGCCTGCACCACCTGTTTCAGCCAGTCATTATCCTCATACGGGATCGCATCCATGCCTGCAGCTTTGTAGATCTCACTATTTCTCACATAATCAGATCTTGCTGCAGTTTCATAGATCTCATCAATATCGATCCCTGCAGTTTTTACACCTTCCCGCAGGATCTCTTTGATCCGCTTCTTACTCATGCCTATGGCAGTCATACGATTAAGCAGCCAATCTGTCACCGGCGTGATCTGGGCATTCCCAGATCCGGTTTACGACCTCTAACATGATATCCATTTCCAATGCTGTCATGGTACGTTCTAATGGCTTCGGCAACTTTTCAAGTTCTTCCGGCGTCAATCAGATCACTCCTCTACGTTTGCTGGTTCAGGAAGGTTCTTCTGGGCTTCTTCCAGTGTCTCTCCATACCACTTGCTTCTGTACTCTGCCAAACTCATTACCCCCATGGCAACATCCGCCCGGTCCGTCTGCCGTTCCGCCTCTGCATCCACCACAATGCTGTCATCCCAGTCAAAGGAAACCTGATAGTCATTGCCCGGTGGTACCAGGCCATACAAGGAAGCCCAGAAGTTCATGGCATATACCAGATCTTCCAGAGCAGTCTGTAAAGCAAGCTGTGTATCTGACACAAAGGTATAGGAGCGCTGCTTGCTGGTCTTGATCTCCGTTGCTGTCTTATCTACATTCTGAGGATCTGAAAGCGTTCCATAAGCCAGACAGCAGGCAAATTCTATCAACTTCAACTGATTATTAAATCCATTGAATAATGCTGTATCCCGGATCTCCGGAGAAAATGTATCCATGAAAGGCTTGTCTGTTGCTCCAGTGTTATACTCCACGTTGCGGTATAACCTGTCCTGGCCGCCGGGGTACTCAAACTTATCCAGGTCACGGTTATACTTAAGCATTGAAGTTGCCACATGCACTGCCAACTGCGTGCCCTCATACTCCCAGCAGATATTGGAATAACGCCTGTCTCCCTCTTTGATCAGCTCCACCGCTCTGGAATATACGGATACTCCCAATGGGCTTCCCGTATCATCCGCATTTGCAAGTGGTACCTTAAAATACCCAAACAGAAGCCGATCGGCACCCTCCAGCACTGCTTCCGGCATTAATTCTGACCACCTATCCACTGCATTTACACCGATCTCGCTTCCAAGGCTGTAGACATTGGTTGCAACAAAGGCCCTGTTTGTGATCCGGATCTGTTCTCCCTGCAGCGTATGGACTTCCAATCTGGTATAGATCTTCTGTCCTTTCCGGAACTGCTCCGTAAACACACACTGTTGGATCTGGCCGGAGTCGTCAAAAGCAAGAGGGAAGAAACAGTCTGCCTGTACATACTGAATTGCAAGACCTGTTTTTGTAACATACGGCTTTAATATCAAGCCACCTTTAGCACAGCCGTACTCCACATATCTACGGATACTTTTCAACACTTTTTTCTGATACTGCTCATTCAGATAAGTGGCGGAAGAACCTCCTGTTATCTCCGACTTCATTTCCAGGGTAACAAGTCTTGCAACCTCAGAGGCAATAGCCGCCGGCAGCTGCGCACTTTTCACTTTTTTCCGGTCCACCCATGGGGCATTATCTTCATACATAGCCGTCCATAGCTCTATCCTCCGGGCCATTTCAGAAGTCATGCAGACATCAACCTGTGTATCCGAGTCCTGATTTAAAACCTGCGTGATCGCAGCCAGCATTTTAGAAAATTTCATTGTTATCACCTCTATTCATACCGGATAAACCGGCTGATGTCCCGCTCAAATGTGTACTCAAAAGCATCCAGCGTATCAATATCACTGGTACCGTCATCCAGTCGCACATCTTCCACAAGACTTTTCTTCTCGTCCCACAACGCCGTTGTCAGGGCATCTTCCAGGCTTTGACACTGGTCTTTTACATAGAAAAAGCGGTGCTGACCAAGCATCCGCTGCATAAAACGTATTCTGTCATTGATCGTTGTCTTCAAAGCATTCTCGATCCGGATCCAGCCAAGCCCCGCCTTCCTGACCGCTGTCCTCATACCTGCGATCAGTGTCTGCTCTGCACTGTCACAATAGACAACCGTGATAAATCCATACAGGTTGATGATCTTCAGGCAAAAGTCAACAAACAGCTCTCCAAGCTTATCCGGATCAATGCTGCCATTTACACTCATATGGCGCTCACTGGCAAGAGCCGTAATGCTTTGATAAGCTCTGGAATATGCTGTAGCAACAAAGGCATGTCCTGATCCTGAACCACCAAAGTCAACGCCAATATTGATCTGTAAAAGGCTTTTAGGCTTCTCATAGATTGCATATGGGTTAATGCCTCCACTGGATGTCGCATCACACATCAACTTATACACAGAACCTTCCGCAGCTACCCACAGGCCACGGATGTACCGGTCATACAAGACCGTTCCTTTATATTCCTTGCAAAGCTCATCCACAAATACCCGGCTCAGAAATGGATTATCGAAGATCTCATATTTCTGGCAGTAAATGTCCGCATCAGAGTCCAGGAACTTTTTAAACCAGTGCTGTGGGGCATCCGGGTTACAGGCTCCGTCAAAGCAGGAATACGGCTTATCCAGACGGGATTTAAGCATGTTAAAGACATCCGGGTTCCAGTCTACAACCTCATCACCGTAGCAATACTTTAGTGAAGATCCTCGGATCTTAGATACCTGGCTGACTTTCTCAGCACCCAGGCAGTAAACATCTTCTCCAAACATAGGGCAGATGTTTTGAGAATTAATATCACCTACCAGGTTGGCTCCCCAAATACGCTGCAACGGTTCAATGATGTTTCGCTGAATCGTGCCCTTAGAAACGCCCAGGATCGCCACTAGACCCTCTTTTCCTCTCCTGGCACGAATTCTCTTAGGGATTACATAATAGTCCATATAAGTCTTTCCGGAACGTGTCGCACCAACCTTAACATTCCAACGGTGGTTTGCATTCTGGAAAAACTCCTGCTGTTTATCAGAAAATGGCATACTACACAACCCCTTTGATCTCACTAAGAACCTGATCCAAACGACTCAGCTCCTCTTCGTTGTCAGTACCCTTAAGTTTATCCGTCTGGGCCTTGATCTGAGCTATACGGGCTTTCTGTTCATCACTTGCAAGATCCCAGCGTTTGTGCAACAACTCATCATACTGTTTAACCAGACTGCGAAGCTCCGACTGTGCCCGGGCCTGGGCCTGTAAGAATTTTCCCTGCTTGTCCCAGGCGTGCTGTACCTCCCAGCGTTCTCCGATTATGTTGCCGTCCTTATGCTCAATCTTTTCGATTGTCTTATCATCCCGGTCACGCACATACATGATCTGCTGTGCCCGGATAATTGCAGCATAAGCAATCTGGATCTGATCCCAGAGGACATCCAACGGATCCGTTGGCATTTCCTGGATAATAGAAACGGTCTCCTCAGGCAAATACTTGCTGAAGAAACCGAATTTTTCTGCTTTCTTATTTCCCGGAGGTCCGCCAGAACTATTATGGTTTCCTGGCTGGGCGCCCCGTTTACGTTTTTGCGAACGCTCGTTTTTCTTGCCCGAACGTTCGTTATCCCATTTATGCGTACACTTCCAACGGCGGACCGTCCCTTCCGGCAGATTTAGTTGACTTGCAATCTCAACCAATTTTTCGCCTTCCAGATACATGGCCTTCGCCTGTTCTATTCTTGGATCCGGCGTTCTGGCCATGTCCGATCACCTCGCTTTCGTCGGTTTTGGGTATAGAAAAGGAGCCACGCTGGGTGGCTCCATATATAACTGCATGCGTTTGTTATATAAAAAACTGTATAAAAGTCATTAATCCAAACACAACTGATAAAACTAACCCCACTTTAGTCATTGCGTCTTGTTTCTTACTATTTTTTTCATTCTCCATATTGCTATCTTTTAGCGTTTTTAATTCTACAGCAATACGATTAACAACGTTTTTTCCTTCATCAACTTTTTGACTTTCCAAACAATCTATCAATTGTTTTAATATTAAAAAATCAGTGCCCTTGATTTGTTCCAAGGGATTTCGTAATTGATACTCAGCCAAGAATTTGCTAATAGCAATTTTATAATCATCAATATTCTCGCATTCTACTTTTATCTTACCTGAATTTATATCTAATATATGACATTCTAATAGCACTACAACATTACTAAATTTCTTATTCAATCTTTCATTTTTCATAATGCGGTTTCTAAAAAGAATATCAATTTCTGAAATACATTCATCGTAATTTCTTGTTCTAAAATAAGTTTGCAATATGCTTTTTATAGCCCCAACCGTTGACTTATACTCAATTTTATACCGTCTTGTCTCAAATGTATCTATAATCAGCCCAAAGAGTGATATATACATAAACGCAGCAAGAACAATAACTACAATTATAAAAATAATTTCAGATTTCATTTTATTTCTCCATTTTAACATTTTTCTTTCATTTTATATCATATAATAACCATTTACAACACAAAAAGACACCCTTTCTCAAGGATGTCTTTCATGCTACCTGGAATGTCCGGGTGGAGATCCCTAAACCAGGTAAATCGGAACGGAAGGAATTGAACCTTCGACACGCTGGATATAAGCCAGCTGCTCTACCACTGAGCTACGTTCCAAGGGGGAGGCAACAAGCTTTCACCTGCTGCCTAGTGGGGTTTGACGTAAGCCGTTGGCTGTATGCCTTTGGCTTCCACTCTATTGTATTCCGAAACAACCGAATAAAACGAACTTTTTACAAAATATTATGCTCTTTTAAATACTTGTCTCTAATCATCAGCCTTGGATAATCTGGACTATTACTGTATCCAATCTTTGCAGCAATCCTGTCCCACGTCATTCCCTCTATGTAAAACATTCGGAACACATACCGTGCCTGACCGTCTTCAATGGATCTTATCCAGTCTTCCACAGCCTTGCAACGTGCCTTCTTGTTATCCAGGATCTTCTCCCGGCGGTCATGTAGCTTCCAGTCAAAGCCAGGAACGGCTTTCGGTTGAGGATAGCCTTTGCGGTAGTCCATAACAACACTGACGCCGATCCCGTTATTCCCTTCCATCATCTCTACCAGTTCCAATTCTAGGACTACAATTTCTTTCTTAAGCTTTCGGTAACTGCTCAGAATCTTCCTGGTTATCTTTATCTTCGCCAATGGTATCACCTCCTCTTAACTCCGGATCCGGGCAGAGGCTTGTCCCCGCATAGGCTGGCATCCTGGATGACCACGTTGTAGGCTTCGGTCCGTTGATTATATCCTTATCAGCTGCGGCTATGGCACTGCGCCTTTGCAGCTGGTTTGCTTTTCTCTGGGCATCTGACTTTACTAATCCCATTCTTCGCATCCTCTCCCTTCTTGCGCATGGCGGCTATTACATACTCCACGTTGGGGTTTATTCGTTTCCACATTACGCTGCTTTACCGGTATGCTTCTGGTCTTTTCTTTCCAGGTACAGCTTTACCAGTGTGTAAATCTGGCGAAGGAATAGGCTGTCTTCTATACTGTTTATGTTCTGGATGATGTACTGCTTTACATGTTTGCTATTCATAGGCTACCTCCTTTAAATTTCAGTTTTCCATATCAAACTCTTCGCAAATTTCCTCGTAATACCTTTTTTCATCCGCAAAATGATCGTACACCATTTCCTCTACCATCATTTTGGCATCATGCTCACACATTTCCTTGCCGGTCAGCAAGTCCCAGTCTGTATCGAACACATTCGATATTGTAAGCCAATTTCCCTCTGAATCTCTAAACAACTCCACTATGACTTTGGGATCATCTCCATGATGCCCGAACACAAGCGTGTGAACCACTGCGCCGGATGGTTCTTTGTTCTCTACCCACTTTTTCATAGTATCCTCCAAATCTTAATTTTCTTCCACCTCTGCCCTGTATGGCTCAGGCAACGGCATCCATGCATTCACAAATAAGTTCTGGCTGATGCAAGTATCACATCCATCATCATCACCGATATACCATGCTCCACCACCATCATTATCTTTTTCATACCGTCCGATCATCGGAAGCGAGAAATTCTCAAATGACATCAGGACATATTCATCTTCTTCCGGAAGTTTCTCTTCCACCGGGATCCATCTGCATTTCTTTACATATTTCGCTACAATTTTTATCAAATTGGCACTAAGCTCTATGAAATTCTCAACATCTCCTGGGCTGCATTTTGTATTCTCATAGGCCATCAGCTTAAACAACGCCCCATACAGCTTCTCTGCCACATCTTTAGTAAGCACTTGGCCTACTCGCAGCTGCTCCCACCTGACACCCTTCAGGCACCAGTTACCCAGCTCATCCTTTTCTGTTAATCTCTGCATTTCCTTCCTCCATCTTCTTCAAATGCTCGCATACTGTACTTGGTGCAAGCTGCATTTCCTCAGCGATCTGCT